CAGAACAAGCAGCAGTGGAAGCTCATGGCCTGTTTGACTTGAGCACATTCTTGCCCAAGAAACCCACAGATGTGGAACTCAAGGTAATGAAAGAAATGTTTGAAGCCAGCGTAGACGGCCAGCCTTACGACACAGAGCGTTGGGGACAATATTTCCGTCCTGCAGGAGTTAATGCTCCAGGCGGAGCAGCAGCACCTGCTGATGCGGACGAAGATGTTGCCAAACCTGCATTGCGAGTGGCTGCACCAAGCAAAGCAGCACCTGCTGACAGTTTTGATGACGAAGCAGCAGCATCTGCTCCTGTGGCCAAACCTGCCGGTGACAGCAAAACACAAGATATCTTGGCCATGATCCGAGCTCGACAAAAACAATAATATTGGGTGGTATCACGGTAACCGTGATACTATTTTAAAATGTTAAATTTTTGTAACAATTTTTTGAGTAGTGATGTAAATTTTGTTGTTAATACTCAGACTAATGAATGTTTTGCGCTTATACTAAAAAATGGATCGTCAACCTTAAAAAGTTTGACTATTGATAAACCAGATCTATTCAAAGTAGTTTCAGCAGAATATATTAAAGACAATAATATAAAAACAGTCACGGTGTTTATTAGAGATGCAATCAAAAGAGTATTATCGGGGTTAGCCACGCAGAGTAAACTTTTACAAATTCCAAATCATGTGCTTGAGGATATGCTGAATAAGCATGAACATTTTCATATCTATGATGCTCACACTTCACCTCAATTTTGGTTTTTGTTAAGAATTTCTCAAGTGTTAGATGTTAACTTTCAAATCAAACCATTGTTGGATATACAATATGTGGATACAGATGTACCGCATAAAAATGTAAATTTTGACACAATGATCAAGTTGACTAATCCTAACACACTAGAAAAATTGATTCATCTTTATACTGAGGACATTGTATTGTATGATCAGTTTTTAAATACCACATGCAGCATTGATTCAATAATTGAAAAGATAAAGTTAGAAAAAAACTTTGTCAATGATTTACAACAGTACAGATCGATTCTAACGTATCTGCTGTAAAAAAACACATAGGAAAAATTATGGGAAAACCATTCGACGTAAGCAAGTTCCGTAAGGAAATTACCAAATCAATCGAAGGATTGAGTATTGGTTTCAATGATCCAACTGACTGGATTAGTACAGGCAATTATGCCTTGAACTACTTGATCTCTGGAGATTTTAACAGAGGTATTCCTCTAGGCAAGGTCACTGTGTTTGCAGGTGAATCAGGTGCAGGCAAGAGTTATATCTGTTCAGGTAACATCATCAAGAACGCCCAAGCACAAGGCATTTATGTGGTGCTAATTGACAGTGAAAATGCGCTAGACGAAGATTGGCTCAAAGCATTAGGTGTAGATACTGGCCAAGACAAACTGCTTAAATTGAGCATGGCCATGATTGATGATGTGGCCAAAACAATCAGCACCTTCATGAGCGACTACAAAGCCTTGCCCGATGGCGAACGTCCCAAAGTTATGTTTGTGATTGATAGCCTGGGCATGTTGCTCACGCCCACTGACGTGAATCAGTTTGATGCAGGCGATATGAAAGGCGACATGGGTCGTAAGCCCAAAGCACTAACCAGTCTTGTGCGTAATTGTGTCAACATGTTTGGTAGTTACAATGTGGGCTTGGTGTGTACCAATCACACATACGCTTCGCAAGATATGTTTGATCCAGATGATAAAATCTCCGGTGGCCAAGGATTCATCTACGCCAGTTCAATTGTTGTGGCAATGAAAAAACTCAAACTCAAAGAGGACGAGGATGGCAACAAGATCACAGACGTTATGGGTATCCGTGCTGCCTGCAAAGTAATGAAAACTCGTTACTCAAAACCCTTTGAAGGCGTACAAGTCAAGATTCCTTACGAAACAGGTATGAGCCCTTACTCAGGTATGGTAGATCTCATGGAGAAACGCAGTCTCTTAAAGAAGGAAGGCAACAGTTTAGTTTTTGTGACCAGCGACGGCGAAATTATCAAGAAGTTCCGTAAGAAGTGGGAAGCCAACGAAGAAGGTTGCTTGGATCGTGCTATGTTAGATTTTGGAAATCACAAAGAAGAGGTAAGTACCGCAGAGGAGACAGTAGAATGAATGAAGCAGTAGTAGTGGCCAGCGAAATGTGGTCCGAACTCAAGCGTTATGTAAACACAGTGGATCGAGACGAAGCAGCAGAAACAGTTGTGGCTATCTTGATTGACAACGACTGTGATGTTGATGATATCAAAGATACATTCAAAAGTGAACCTGATATCAAACGTGCTCTCACAGTGTACCTTGATGATGACAAAGATTATACAGAAGAGGATGAAGTTGAAGAAGAAGAGGATTACCACGCCGACGACTGGGAAAATTAATGTGGTACAGTCGCGTAACAGCCAGCTTGACTGCTATTCCAGACTTTATTAGTCATTACGAACGCGAGCTCGAGGATGCTAAAAAAGACTGCAAGATTGGCGGAGTGGTAGAAAAAAACATCACAGCATTGCCGGGCATTACCGAACAACGATTTAACCAGCTGCAAGAAATTGAAGCTGTGTTAAACTACCTCAACATACAACTACGCAAGATACGCAGGAAACATTTCCAAAAATATCTAGAAGGCTATGCTCGCGCCTTGACCAGTAGAGATGCAGAAAAGTATGTGGAAGGCGAAGACGAAGTGATTGACTACGAAACTATCATCAACGAAGTGGCATACCTACGCAATCGCTGGCTGGGCATAATGAAAGGCCTAGATACCAAACAGTGGCAAATGGGACATGTGGTACGGCTAAGAACTGCAGGCATGGAAGATATCCAGGTGTAATCTACGCCTATAAATATCTTCATGAAAACTCAAAGAACCTGGGGATATTATCATGTGCTGCACGAAGTGGGCACACACACCAAAGTTAAAGAACTCACAGTCATGCCCAAAACATGTTTGAGCATGCAACGGCATGATCAACGAGCAGAATTTTGGTTTGTGGCCGAGGGCGAAGCCACAGTGTACACATTGGATTCCAGCACTGATCGAGACATTAAAGATCAATTGACAAAACATCAACACAGCTGGATTGATGTGAACGAATGGCATCAATTGTGCAATGAGACTGATCAACCACTACGATTGATTGAAATACAGTACGGAGACAATTGCGTAGAAGAGGACATCACAAGACTATGAAACCAATTCCTGTTTTTGTAGGATATGATCCTAGAAAGCCATAGCTTATCATACCTGTGTGAATTCAATCATACGCAACAGCAGTCGCCCGGTGGCCATAGTACCAGTGGCGCTTAATCTATTCCGAGACTATGCCGAAACACATACCGATGGGTCAAACCATTTTATCTACACACGTTTTTTAGTACCATACTTGATGGAATACCAAGGTTGGGCAATTTTCATTGATGGCGACATGATTGTGCGTGGAGATATTGCTGAACTTTGGGACCTTAAACAATATACCAAAGATGCCATGGTAGTCAAACATGACTATAAAACACGAATGAAAGAAAAATATCTGGGCAGCCCAAACGAAGACTATCCACGTAAAAACTGGTCTAGTGTGATATTGTGGAATTGCAATGCCATACGCAATAGACAGCTTGATCCTGAATTTGTACAAAAATCAACAGGTGCTTTCTTGCATCGTTTTTCTTGGATAGATGACAGCCGCTTGGGAGAGTTGCCACCTGAATGGAACTGGCTGCCAGACGAATATGGCCCAAACCCGGATGCCAAATTGTTACATTACACGCTAGGAACTCCGTGTTTTGATGAATTTAAACATACTCCAATGAATGAACACTGGCATGCAGAACGCACCCTTACAGAACATTGCCAGCAAAGGAACGATCAATAATGGATCAAGAAGAATTTGAATCTCTTCCGGTGCCAGACCAACATGTCTTGGACATGGTTGTTCCAGAAATAAGAAAATTGTTTGATGACATTTTGAAATATCGTGTGGATCCCGACGGATCGTATTACGGCGTCACGCAACAAACCCTAGCACAACAGATTGCTGAATTGCCAGTCAATCGCATAGTAGCATTGGATAGTGAGTATAGATATGAAAGGAAAGGTCATATGTATGATCCTATATTACAAAGTTTTGTTCAAGGTGCTGGAGGTCAAATCAGCACATGGTCAAAAGAAGAAAATACAAGAACACCGGTAGTGCTGCGCGGAATAACCAAACGCAAACAAATGGACATTTGCCGTGCTAACCATAGAGATTTTTACTATATTGACACTGGATATTTTGGCAACGGAAAAAAGAAAAATTATCATCGTATCACACCCAATGATGTACAAAATTTTGGACCAATAATAGACCGACCCTCAGATAGATTT